ATTCTTGCGCCTCCCTGCCAGTTTGGTGTCGAATTTCTTTTCCATGACTTCATTGTCATCGAATTTCAGATCATTTTCAAAGTCATCAAATCCTGTGGCACCACCCAGCTTGAACTCTGCTGTCGGTTTGAATGCGGTGACTTTGGCCGTTGGGAACAATGCCTTGATCTTGATGACTTCCTGCATCCGAGGATCAGCCATCAATGCCTCAATCTCTTCCATTGCCCAAATGTTCTGATTGCTGATGTCTTGACGCTCCCGCTGAATCGCCACGGCTTCGTTGACCGTCCTCACAATCACCATTACCTGACCGTTTTGCATCTCCCACTCAATTCTCGGTATCTGATCACTGGCTGGCGTGATGCCTTGATCTTCAGCCCACTGATCCAGCACGCCATACGCCCTGATCATTCCCGCCAGACTTGAATCGAATTTCGCCTGATCCTTTGCCGCCATCGCCTGCTCAATTCTGCTGTTCTGAATCCAGAATTTCTCTCTCAGCGTACTGTCAACTAAAGTAATCAGTCGATTTTCTCCCCATTTTCTGTCGCTGACCGCTTTGGCGGCTTCCAGTTCCACCAACTTTGCTTGAACGTGAATCGTCCAAGGGTCTGCCTGTTTGCTTGGTGTCTCTGCTACTGGATGCTGTCTGCTTTTCGCTTTTGTTGCCATTTCTGTTTCCTTGGTTTCAAATGGTGCATGGGTTACATATCATCGAGTCTTCTAGACTCTCGATTTGTAACTGTAACCATGCAGGGTACAATTGGTAACATCTGTTACTCGTTTGTAACTTGTAACCTGTATATTCATACAGCATCAATATTCCTCTGGCTCCTGTGTTTTAAACTGCATCCAGACAAATCCGTTGCTAATTCCACCTTGTCCAGAGTCCAATAATTGCATCTTTGCGCGGTGCCAGGCGGTCTTAAATGTGTTCTTATCCTCATCAGTGCATCCCATCTTTGACCATAATTCGGCTCGCCAATCGTCAATTTTGACCACTGTACGCTGTGAACCTTCAATGTACTTCAATACACCATTGTTCTTAATCACTGATTCCAGTGTTTCCATGACCAAACGCTGATTTTTTCCCTTTCCAGCATTGCCTTTGCTGACCTTTGCTGACTCGCTGAAGTCGCTGGCCTGCACCGCCAGGCTGGTGATCTGTTCGCCGATTTGCAGTGAACCGGCTGCCGGTGCCAAATCCACGCTGACCATCTCAAAGCCGATGCGCTGGTTGTCCGCACCGTCCTTTTGCTTGCTGATGGTCAGGATTCCCTTCATGGACTCGTCAAATCTGAGCAGTTCCAGTTCGGTGTCCACCGCCCCAAGCAGGCTTGAATGACCGCGCAGTCCTTTGGTGGCATCCTTTCCGCTGTGGTGCAAGATCATCAGCGCGCAGTCCTGCACAATGTGCTGGATGCGTCCGCAGGCCGTGATGAATGCGCCCATGTCCTCGCTGCTGTTCTCGTTGCCGCCGCCAAATGCCCTGGCCAGCGTGTCAATGACGATCAGCTTGAAGTCGATGCTGATCTCTGTGACCAGACTCTCCACCGCAATCATTAGCGCGTTGAAGTCCTCCACGCTTGATCTGAGGTTGAGTTGATGCCTGATCACATAGATCGGCGCGCCGTCCTCAGTACCGTGATGCTGCTTGCACGCTTTGATCCTTGCGCCAATGCCACCAAATCCCTCTCCCGCGATGTAAAGCACCGCGCCAGCCTCTGTCACCTCATGATTCATCCACTGACGGCCAGTGGCAATCGCCTCAGCAATGTCCAAGGCAATGAACGACTTGAATGATCCTGGCGGCCCGTAAAGTGCGCTGAATGCGCCGACCGGCAACACGCCGTCAATCAACCACTTCACCGGCTCATCTTGAATGCTGTCCCAATGCTCGATGTTGATCTGCTTTGTCTGTTTTGCTTGTTCCTGTGGCTTTGGCTCTGTCGCAAATTCCTTGGCGATGTCATCGGCTGCTGGTGTTGCTATTTGCACCTCATTGATGATCGAATTCAATCTTTCGGGCATCGTTACCTGATCCACGCTGGTGATGATTTGCGCTGACTTGACCAGCGCCACCAACTCTGCCCTTCCGCCGCCTGCCTCGATGAACTCATAGGCATCATCGCCTTGTCCTTGCAAGCCGAGGTCCACGACCTTGACAGACTTGGCGATGGGCAGGATGGCGGTGGCTGCCTTGTGCGCGTACTGCCAGCCTGGTACATCGTTGTCCGGCAGGATGATGACCTGAGCACCGGCAAAGTACTCGGTGATGGCTGCTGGCCAGCTTCCGGCACCAGTGTGCGCTGTTGTTGCGATCATGCCAATTGACGTGATCGCGTCCGCCGCCTTCTCGCCCTCCACTAAGAAGATGTTGCGTCCGGCCGTCTTCGCGTCCAGCAGTGCTGGTAGGTTGTAGGGGACGATTCGCGCATCACCGAGGCTTGCGTGCTTTCTTCCATCAGGATCGACTTTGTAGAGCCGGTACGTCTTGCCGCCCTGCGCTGTCTTGAGCCGCTGCTTGATGAAGACCGTTGTCCTGTCCTCGTCCTGATAAAGCCATTCCTGCTCAAACTCGAATTTCGGCAATGGCTTGATGTTGGCGAGCGGGTCGGGTCGTTCCATGAGTTCCGGAAGAAGATTCAGCGCCCTGATGGTGCTGAAGACTTCCTCTTGACTGCATCCACCATGACAGTGGAACAGCGGCTTGCCGTCCTCATTCATGTTGATGCTGAGACTTGGATTCTTGTCGCCGTTGCCTTTACCGTGACCAGGCACTGGACAACTCGCCACCCACTGCCCATTTGCTTTCTTTGCGTTGCCCAGCGTCTTGGCTATTTGTTCTGCTTGCATATTGCCTCTACTTCTTGTATGCGTTGCCCGATCCAACGCATCACAGGTACTGCCATACTATTGCCCAAAGCCTTGTACCTTGGACCATCTGGCGTGGGTTTGCTTTTGCTTTTGATGTCGGTGTAGTTGTCTGGGAATCCTTGCAGTCTCTCGCATTCCACACAGGTGAGTCTGCGTACTGCCATGGCTTGTGTCATAACCCCCTCATGTCTGCCGCCATTACCTTCACGCTGGATCGTTGGTTGTATGCCTTCAAGAGCATTGAGTTCCTCACTCCAGCCTATCGGTTGCGCCACCGCCATCGGATTCTTGGCTTGCAGAGTTTGCGTCATGTCCACATCTGTCTGCGGGTTGGACATCTGACCGCTGAATGCGATGGGCAGCGCCACACCATGCACACCTGTAGCATTGAGTGTGTACATTGGGCCGCCATCAGTAAAACCATTACCATTGCCACCGTTTTGCGGTTGCCGACCAATAGTGTTTTCTGCAAGGGCAATGGGTTGTGGTGGAATATCTGGAATATAAAAAGCCTCTGCATTAAAAATCATTTGATTGTTTACTTGTTTAGCTAATTCGCATCCGATTGTTGGGCTACATTCAGCAATGCCTTTTCCAGCATGGACGGCAACACTTTGCCTCTTTTCTCTGCTCGGCGCAGGATGCCCTGACAAGCTGTGGCGCTCAAAAAGAACCGCTGCGGCAAGTCGCCAGTCTCCAAGGTATCCGACAACGAACACACGGCGGCGGCGCTGTGCCACTCCGAAGTATTGAGCGTCAAGAACCCTGTATGCGAACCCATACCCGAGTTCTCCCAGCGCCCCGAGGAAGACTCCAAAATCTTTTCCTCCGTTAGATGACAACACGCCAGGGACGTTCTCCCAGACCAACCATCTGGGCCGATATTTGTCAGCAATGGCAAGATAGGTGAGCATGAGGTTGCCACGCGGATCATCCAATCCTTTTCTAAGTCCTGCGACTGAGAATGATTGGCAGGGAGTTCCTCCAACGAGAAGATCGACATTTGACTCAAGATTCCACTCCTTAAATTTCGTCATATCGCCAAGGTTTGGCGTTGATGGGTAATGGTGCGCCAGCACTTCAGATGGGAATCTTTCGATCTCAGAATACGCCACTGACTCCCATCCAAGGGGATGCCATGCTACTGTTGCCGCCTCAATACCACTGCAAAGTGAGAGATATTTCATGTTGTATTTTTTAGAGGAAAAAAAACCGCTGGTGCTACCCAGCGGTGCTTTAAGCCGATCAGTTAGAACATCTCGTCATCACCAACTGCTGCGGCCATCGCTGACTTCGCTGGCGCAACCACTGGCGCTGGCTTTGCAACTGGTGCAGGCGCTGGTGCCGCCTCCTCAGCCGCGTCAGCATCCATTCCCGCGGGACGGTCGATCCACGACACGATATTGAAGTTCGGAATGCGTGTAGTGCCTTTGCCGATCTTCTCCAGCTTGGAGCCTGCATACTCCAGCACAGGCAACTTGCCAGGGTTGGCGGCTTGCTGCGCCGCGCAGTCCATGTACAGCTTCTCCAGCCCCATGTTTGAACCTACACCGGAAGATGACCATTCGCACAGTCCTAGCGCCTTGTTGTAGAGATGAATGATGAATCCGCGCTTGTGATCTGGCGAGGGTTGCGGACCCTTTTTGCCGAGTGCTGCATCGGCCTGCCAATCGCGGACACCAACACCAAGCAGCAGCCAGCCTGTTTGCACTGCATTGATGTCGAAGACCACCTTGCCAAGTTGGATTTCCTCGCCTTGGTTGTTGGTCCATGCGTTGGCTTGGGGTGAAAAGCGGATGTAGTTACCAGAGCCGCCGGAAGAAGAGAGGTTAAGCATTTTGCGTTTCGCTTTCAAAAGTTACAGGGATTGCATTATTGACTCAAACTGCGATCTCTCGCAAGAGTGAGTCCACTTGATACCTTGACCGTGAGTTCGTCCAAGATAACTCTTTGTTCCTTTGGCAGTAGCTTTTCCGCTGCCGCAGGAGTAATTAGGCTTGTTTCGACAATTTGATTAGGAGTAAGCCCTGACTCAAACAACTTCAAGGCTGCCTTGTCACCATCAATCCATTTGCGCGTTGCGCGTTTAGATGCCAACTGCCAGCCTGGTAGCACCAGACCGTCCTTCTCCATGGCGTTGAGCGCGTGTTCCTGCACCGCTGCAATGAATTTTTCAACCATGGGCGCTTTGTCCAGAATGGCACTGATCTGCTCCGGCGTGAGTGTCTTCATCACCTCGGCGATTTCTTCTTTCTTCATCGCGGTGATGTCGGTGTTGGCAGCCACAATCTCAAACTGCTTTTGCTGTGCTGGACAGATCGTTTTGGCATCGCACCATTGACAGGCTGAGTCTGATGGCCGCAGAGTCGGCGCATCGCTGATGGCATCTTCCATGGCTGGCCGCAGTACGTTGTCTTCCCAATCATTCAACTCTTGCACCGTCATGAAGTGAATGCGTTTCTCACCGTGATGCGGCTGGATGATCTGAAACTCAATTTCCTCAATGTCCGGCAGATTCAGCGTTGCCATTGCGCCCAGCGCGTAGATTTTGAGTTGTTCGGTGTCCGCGTCCACCCAGCCTTTGCCTGTCTTGAGGTCGGCTACCGTCATCTTCGTATGATTGTGGCCGACCACGTCAGCAGTTCCTTGCAACAGCACCTGGTTATCCTCAAACAACTTGACCGGCACTTCCACCTTGACCATGCCGAGTTCATCTTGAATCGCCCAGATCGCTTTCATGTGTTGCAGGGCGTACTCGCAGTTCTCCTGAGTCAGCGTGATGCCCTCCACCGTCTTACCGACAAACTGCATCGGGTCTGAATCGAGTTGGAAACAGGTTTCTGCCAGCGCGTGGATGGCGGTGCCAATGTTGGCGGCTTCACCAGCGGGACGTTTAGGTACTTGTTCGCACAGCCTTGCAGACGCTGGGCAGGCGATCCAGCGAGATGCGGCTGATGGTCTGAGTCTTAATTGCTTTGTTGCCATGAATCTCTTTCTATGTTGTGGTCATTGATTACGAGTTGATACGCCAGTTGCCTGATCTCATGGCTGACGGCGTGTCCTAAATCTTCGGGATCGAGCATTCTTTTGATGAACACGACCTTGTCCTGATTTGCTTTGCGCTGCGTTTCCAGTTGCGTGCCAAGCCAGATGATGTGATCTCGCATGATCTGTCGTTCCTTGTCATCCATGATTATTCTCCGCAAAAGCATGAGATGCCTTCGTCTTTTGGGTCAAACATATCTGTTTGATCTGCGGCAAACTGCATCATTGATGCGTATGATGGACGGTCGGAACGGAATACCGCACCGCTTGGCTTGGATGCCAATGCCAATGCCAATGCTTCCATTTTTGCCCACCAGATACCACGTTCTGGCTTTTCTGCAATTAAAGATAACACTTGTGCGCCACCTTTAAGAAAACAAAGGTCACAATTTCCGTGCATAGTCACACCATTAATGTTTGGCAATTGCAAATCAAATACCTGTTTGCGCCAAAACTCACCAACAGTTTCCTTTGTCACACCATCAATCACAAGAGGAATTCGTGATTTATCCTTAATTTTGGCGGCTCGGCGTTGTTCATCAGCACGCATTCCGATCCAATCCATTTCTTCATTGTGATCCCAACCAAGTGATTTAAGATATTTATGGATGGTGCGAATCTTCAATTCAGCAGTACAAAATCTTGTCACCGGATTTGGCAAATAATTTCTCTTCTTAATCAGCGCCTCAAATGGCTCGCCATCACGGCTGGCAGTTTTAAATGTGACGCGCTCAAAAGCTGGATCAGCATCACGCCATTCCACCCAATGAATCTCAACATTCCACTGCTCAGAGCAATCTTGAACAAATCTCAATGTGGCTTCGTCTTCCTTGCCAGTATTTGCAAAGCAAACGATGGCCTCATCAGGCAGGCCGTTGTTTGATTGCAGTACACGCCACAACATATAGGCACTGGTGCGCCCACCGCTGAAACTGATACAGGTTGGCTCAATGATCTTGAACGGGTCATCCATTGCGAATACCCCACATTGCGATTAGCGTTGCCTCGGCGCGGCCATCATCCTTGACGCGCTTGAAGTGCTCCGACATCTCGGGAAAAAGTTCAATGGCACGCTGTCTGGATGCATCTTTGCCGGCAGCCTTGCCCATGGCCTTGGTCCAAGTTGCTGGTGCCACATAGGTCACCGGCACATTGAGCGCGGCCAGCACGCCTTCCACCACGCCAAGACTGCGCCCAAAGCCGAACATGGCTGTCACGCCCTGTCCTGGCCGCGCGGCAGGCCGTTCCACAATAGCTTGATCCGGCTTGAGGTTGCCAATGATCTCGGCCAGCAACTGCGGTGAGACTTGCCGCTTGGACTTCTTGTTGATGTCCACCGTCAGCGTTGGCATATCCCGCACCAGCACCAGTTTGCCGTCATCCAGCACCGCTATTGCGCCGTTTAAGCCGCAGTCAATACCCAAGGTGCGTTTCATTTAACGGCATCCTCCATGGCCTTGTTGAGCACCTGCAAACGCGCTGTAATTAGCGCATCCGCTGCCTGCTCCAGCCGCACCACGGTGCTGTAAAGTGGCTCTGTCTGGCCGTTCACCCAGCGCGATAGCTGCGCCTGGTCGATCTCTGCGACTCGGCACAAGTCCGACATCCGATAACCGGCTGCCTCGATCTTGTGCTTGATGTCTTGAATGGCTTGCTGTGATACTTTCATGTGTATGATGTTAACCATGTTTTGTGAAGATGGTCAAGTGTACAAGGAAAAAAGAGGGTTGACTTACGCCAACCCTCAAAGGCAACTGCCGGAAAGCAAAGACCGGCAGGGAGATTGTAGGGGCAGAATACCCGACAAATCTGTGCGGGATTAAATCTAGGGTATTGACAAGGTAGTCAAATCATTTATGATTCACTCATCAACAACGCAACCCCAAGGAGAAACAAAATGAACGATCAAGCAGCAAATAGTGAGTGGACTGAAGAAGATGAAGCCATTTGGCAAGCACTCCAAGATGATGCAGAAGCAGCTTATGAAGAGTCAGTTGGCGTTTCTTACGCATCTCGCGGTCAAGCAAATCTTTATTAAACCCAAGGGGGCATCGTCCCCCATCTTTAAGGAGACAACATGAACTACACACAACACGCAATGACCGCCGCCAGCCACCGCAGGCTTGGCAAACGCGCAGAGGCTTGCGCTGACTTCTTGCTGTGCCTCGCCATCGGCGTAGGCTTGGCCGCACTGCTCGTAGCATGGTGGTCGGCATGAACAACCCACCAGCATTTCCAACAGGCACAGGGGTTACGCCATACAACCCTGGCATGACATTGCGTGACTACATGGCGGCAAAGGCGATGCAAGGTATGTTTGCAAACCCTGATGACAGCCATGAAAATTATGACCTGAGTTATGACAACTATGTAAAAGAAATTGCCAGTTGTGCCTACAAAATGGCAGACGCAATGCTTGCCGCGAGAGAGCAAAAATGAACAACCCACAGGAGAAAACAATGTCACAGACTATGCAAATTGAGATCGACCGCGTTGTCGGCAAAATGACCCCATCCATGGAGGTTGGTGCAGCCTTTCTCTCCCGCGATGACATTGCCAAATTGGTGCGCCATGCGGTAACTGATGGCACGTTTATCGGTTGGACGCACGCTGAGAACATGACCCGAGAACGTATGCAGCGCAAGATTGACGCGCTGGAACATGAACTGACCATCTTGCGTGACCGCGTGAAAGAGGTCGAATTAGAACTGCTGGCGGCTCAGAAGTGAAGATCGTGTTGCTGGTGCTGGCGGTGCTGGCACTGTTTTATTTTGATTCGGAGGATTTCCATGATGGAAACAATAATGAATTTTCTGCTGATCGGTCTGCTCGGCATTGCGTTGACGGTGATCGTGCTTGTGTGCGTGGTCAAGTTCCTGCTCGATGAGACTGAAATCAAATGAAATGTCCAGTTTGCAGCAAATGGGTGAGCACATTGGAGACTCGGACCAAGCCAAACAATGAGGTGTACAGACGCTATCAGTGCGCCAATGAGCACCGATTCACCACGAAAGAAGTGGTGCAAAAAGTGATTAAAGGGGTAAGTAAATGACAAAAGATGAAGCATTGAAGCTGGCGCTTGAGGCGTTGGAATACTGGGATGTGCATGGAAAATTGCACCAACCAACAGAGGAAGCCATCACCGCCATCAAAGAAGCCTTATACAAAGTGCCACCGCCATGTCCAACCTGTGAAGCATTGGCACGAACAGTAATGATGGATCAAACAGGGAGAGACGCATGAGGCCAGATTACTGCCCACTTGGAAACGAGCCTTGTCAATCTTTGTGCGATAAGCCATGCACTAGAACGCCACAACGCACATGGGTAGGGCTTGCGGCAGAAGACAGACTAACTGCTAAATATATGCAAGACGCACCCGATGGCATTGAAGCAGTCATTGACTACATTGAAGCCAAACTCAAGGAGCGCAACACTTGATTGAAACGATACGCACAATGACCGGCAAGCAGCACGGCCTGCGCGGTGACAGACAGACGCTGGTGACTACAGGCCGCATCTGGCGGTGCAGCATCTGCGGACAGATATTCACCGACAGGGAAGAGGCCGACAGACACGACAGGCGCGAGCATGAAATCCGCAAGACTCCCAAAGGTAATTGATCTGTTACAGCGCACCGGCTGCACCGCGCCGGAGATCGCCGACAGCGTCTACTGTACCGAGAGATCAGCGCAGCAAATGGTCCATAAACTGCGGCAGGCTGGCACCGTACACATTCAAGAGTGGCGGCGATCAGGACGCATTCTGGTGGCCGTCTACCGCTATGGCATCGGCACTGATGCCGTCAGACCGCCACCGCTGACACCAGTAGAGAGATTGCGCGCATGGAGACAGCGCGAGTCGCTGGACAACAAGGCTTTCCGCTTGGCGCGTGAAAGAGGTAAGAGATTAAAGCCACGGCGCGATCCGCTGGTGGCTGCACTGTTTGGAGAGAGATGATGAAACGCTTAGAAGATATGACAAAAGAAGAAAAGCAGGAGGCTATCAATACACTTCAGCTTTACATTGAATCGGCGGTTGAATCAGAACAAGTTGATCCAGTAGACTTTAAAATTGAAACTCAACATAGGATCAACTTGGTTTTAATCAATCTAAAAGAGATTTTTGGGATTCAACATAATTCATGAGGTTATCAAGCCATTCCTGATTAGTTTTTTGGATAGGTTTTGAAAGTTGAAATGATCTTACATCTCCACTTTCTGGCGCATTGATTGATCTACGATATTTATACCAATCAGGAAACAAAATTTCTTTTGGCAATGATTTTTCAAAGCCACCAAAATATTGACCAGCCAGTTGAGTGTCATATGTTTTATGCGGAGATACAGGATTTGTAATCAATCCGGCACCAGGTTGCATTTTCCCAATAGCTAATCCACCAGAATACATTGGCTCATTTAAAAGTAATGGGTCGGTGATGGCGTATCGTGTGTAGGCTATGTTTGGAAATCCTCTATTCTGAAATTTATCCAGTTGCATACGATCAACAAATGCATGACGCAATGCACCATTGCTTTCAAGTTGTGCGCGTGATTCTGGATGCATTACACCTTTCCACTCAGGACGTAATTCCTTTACAGCTTTGTCAAAAGCAGCAATATCTTTTTTGAATATTTTTCCTGATTTCATTTGTTCAAGCAAAGCATCAGACATCATGGTATTGAAGTTCATAGACTCAGGACCCATGGCTGAATACACTCCAAACACATCACCTTTACCAACTCTAGCAGCCTCATCAATTGCGTTTTGTAATGACTTTGCAGCACCATATTCTGATGCCCAAATTGATCCAGTTGGTGATTGCATACGCATGAAGTCATATCCACCTTCAAGCGGTACTGGTGTTTGAAACTTTACATCTCCAATACCAAGAAGATTTTGCCCAGCAGCAGATCGATCACCAACAAATGAAACTATTGCTCCACCTTGCATTTTTTCTGGCGATGCAGTGATCTTTGGTGGTAGATTTGCAATTGGTTGTAAATCCATTTTCATTTCTGAAACTGGAATCGGCAACTTTTTACCAGCACCAATATCATGCCAATATCCAAGCTCTCTGGCTTGTGCTGCGCTCATGCGTGGTGCTTTAGAAACCATTCCAGCAGGCGCAATACCCATTGGCCCAGCCATTGTCATATTCGTTAATTCTTCAAATGCGGCAGGATCAGTGACCTGTAGAGGGTTTTTTTTATCTGCAAACGCACGCGCCTGCAAGTCACGCCACTTGCTTTGTGACTCGCCAATATTACTGACGGCAGATTGCAGCAGCCCACCTAAACCTTGCACTTGCTGGGTGCGATTAGGGTCTTGCAAATAATCTAAAACGTCACCCAACAAGCCTGTTTCTTTTGCCATGATTACTGTCCTGCGAGATTTGAGCCAATGCTTACTCTACCAACTTGCCCACCAACATAACCACCGCCACCAGCAGCGCGAGCGCGTGCTTCGTTCATGCGGCGAATGGATTCAGACAAGTCCATGAGTTTCTGTTGCTCGCGGGAAAGCAGCAACTGCCCCATCTGGTTGCGGACAGCCTCTGGCGTACCAACTCGTTTGAATAAATTCTCAGCCGAACTCAGCATACCTGGCACATTGCCGGTGGCAACGGCTTGACCAGCCTGCATCATTGGTGCAACATCAAGATCGGCCATGCCAGCAGCGCGTGCCATTGATTGTGATCCACGTCCGGCAGACTCTAGACCCTTAAGTCTCGCTTCTTTGGCAACCGCTGCCGCAAACTCTCGGTAATCGTTACCGAATACTGCCTTGAGTCTTTCCTGAGTAGCTGGCTCTTTCCACATCTTGAGCAATGATGTTTGACCAGCCTCTGTGCCAGTTTTCTGACGTAGCGCCTGCAAAGCGCCAATGCGGAATGCATCTAGTTCAGACTGAGTCAATCCACGCAATTCCTGCTTGAAGTTAATGATGTCGCCCGTCATAGCTTTACGGCCAAGTTCAGCGGCATCTATCATCTGTGATGGTCCTGCCCACTTCTCCATCGCCATCGCATAGGCAGACTTACCACCAACCTTTGGAGAGATATCACTTAAGGTTTTGATCAACTCTTGTCTGACGTTGTCATAAGCCATGGCCTGCTGTCCACTGCCAGATCGTTTCAGACTCTGAGCAGAGTCATACAGTGACTGCTTCAATGTGTCCAGCACATTCATTGGCACATTCTGACCAGGTTGCAATTTGGATAAATCCAATGTCTGGCCTGTCTTTGTCTTGTAAAGTAGTTCAGCAGCACCTTGCAGTGACTCTGACCGCTTCAATAAAGACATCAGCTTGTCATCAACCTTTACCGTAGCCTGATCAATGGCGTTGTAGTATGGTCTGGATTCCAATCGGCGCAACTCGCTGAAGTTATCAATGCTCTGCTGAAACTGTGCTCCACCAGTGCCTAGAGCCTCATCAGCAGCCGTCATCAGCCGTCCAGCACGTCCAGCCTGTCGCTCCCTGATGGCACGCTCTAGGGCTTGTTTTGTCTCGCCTGGCAGTGTTGCCAAGGTATCGAGTAGCTGACGCATATTGGCACCACCAACGTCAGCAATGCGCGCCTCTGGACCGAGTTTGCCCATGCGAGCCTGAGACATAGTCAATGCATTTGCCAACAAATCAGGTGGCGTGTCGCGCAGCAATGCCTCAGCCACCTTCTGCTGTGCATAGGTTTCAGCTTTGGCTGGGGAAACTCTGCCAGCAATCTGACGGCCACCAGCACCAAGAATAGCCATGGCCGGTTGAGTCACTGGACCAAGTACACCGCCAATGGCAGAACTAGTAGCGACATCCTTTGCGATGTCAGCAACAGACTGACCCTCAGATGACCCAAGGCCGCCAACAGCACCATAACCAAGGCCAGAGGCACCAGCCTGAGCCATACGCTGACCCATGCCCATAACCTGACCTGGTGCCGCTGGCTGCGTCAGATAGCGTCCAAACTGCGCCAGCTTTGGCGTGACAGCCTCAACTGCTGGCATAACTGCACCAGATACTGCACGAGTGACTCTGGTTGGCGCACTCAACATCATGGTGGGAAGTGTTGCCGCAGCTTGTAATCCGATTGAACGATAGGGATGCGCTTTGTTGTAAGACTCAGTAGCCCCGCGAATGATATCGCGTTGCTCTTGATAGGCTTGCGTGAGTGGCTTTCCTTCTGTAATGGCTTTGATGGGTGCGGCTACAGCGCCAGCAATCTCATCATAGAAACCCATTGTCGGACCTTGCATTGCTGACAAGAATCCTTTTTCTAGTTCTGATTTCTGTGAGCCAGCCTCATAAGCCGCTGATTTGCGCTCAGAAAGAAAATTCAGCACCTCACTTGGCGTGTAGTTGTTTTCGACAGCCAGTTGAATCTTTGGCGCAACATCAGGCATCTGAGACAGATATTGCATGATCTCATCATCTTTATAGCCCTCTTTGCGAGCAGAATCAATTTGTTGTTTTATGCCGTCCATGATCTTGCCTTATCTTGTAAAGATTTCTGACAGTGGTTTGCGCTGTTGGCCGCCAGCCGTTGGCTTTTTCACGATTGATGGGATATTCGCTGGTGATCCAAGTGCTTTATCCAATGTCACTCCAGTGCTCTCACCAAAGTCAATGTATTCACTACGCTTTTGGTTATAGGCTTGTCCTGCGGCAGAATACAACTCAGTAGACAACTGCTTGAAATCATCACGCTGAGTTGGTGTGAGTTTTGTACCTTTCGACCACATATCGAAATAGTTCTTCAATCGATCCATACGTCCTGATGCCGCCATCGCAATACCCAATTCAGACTCGCGTACAACAGAGCCAGGGTCAAGCAACTTCATCACTTTGGTTGCGCCAGCAACATCACCAATTGGGTTGCCCTGATCAAGTGCTGTAAGAACCTGTCCATAGGCAGACTTCATGTCGTTGAAATCTTTATAGATCGGCTCAGACATAAATGTCTTCTTGGCGGTCATCTTGTTTTCAAATCCCTTTTGACCTGTATCAACAGTCACATTTGTCGCAGCCGATCTACGAATAGCCTGCACATTTTCAAATGTGATTGGAGTATTTGTCGCCTTGAGCAATTGAATCTCATGCGGCAATGCGTCTGGCTTATCCAGCTGGCGCAAATTATCCAGCGTGATAGGCATATTCAAAGCCTGCAAATATCTGATCTTCTCTGGTGCGGCCTCCGGCTTATCAAGTAACCGCAGATTTTCCAGTGTTGGTTTCAGACCAAGCTCAGAAAGCAGCTGTGCCTTCTCTGTCGGCTTTGTCAGTTTCAACAACTCAGGAATGCCCTTCTCTGCCGGCAATGTAGACAGCATGGCGCGTTGCATTGGAGACAACACATTAAGTCCTGATGGCATAGCGCCTTCAGTTGGGACTTGCTGGCCGATCATTGCAGCACGTTCAACGGTAGGACCAACAGCCATACCTGGCGCAGAAATAGCCTGATCTGGCGTGATAACTTCACCCGCAGTAGGTTGTCCAAGCAAAAGATTTTGATAGGCTTGCTGCGCCTGTTGAGCGCGTTTCATCTCATCCAGCTTTTGCTTTGTCAGCAACTGTTGAATAGCACCTTGCTGTGCCTGCTGATAACCGGCAGTGCCAGCACCATACGCCTCACCCAATATCTGCCCAAAAGAAACAGGACGTGTTGATGGTCCACTTGTTTTAAGCAATGAGGCAGCGGCCTGCATCAATGCCTGACGTTGAATTGCTGCTTGCTGATCTGGTGTCAGATAACCTTCAAGGCCATCACCAG